CAGTGGGTAAGGCATTCGGCCTTCCTGTTTCTTGACTATGGCGAACGAGAAAACGCTACAGTTTTGGCGTAAGGAGATCAGCAACGGCAAGGACTACATGTCTCGCCGTGTCAGAACGTGGCAAAAGCTCCTCCAGCGATATGATCTAGAGTTTGAGGGCGCGATCAAGACGTTGCCTGAAGAACACTTGATCAAAGTAAGCCGGTTCTATCCTATGGTCCGGCAGATTATCGCTACGATCAGTTTCAATTACCCGCGCGTCTTCCTCCGGACAGAAGATGAAGGGACTCAACAGGCTGGTGACCTGTTAGAGCGAGCAGCTAATGCTGCTATTCGGATAATGGGTGCCCGTGAAGAGGTGCAGCAGTCCATTTTCGATTCGCTCTTTTGTTCGGTTGGCTGGCTCAAGATGGGCGTCAATCCTCCTGGCGACCAAGCGATTGCTCCATACACAACCAACGATGCGTTTGAAGAGGATTTTGTGTACGTGCATCGTGTGGCACCGGAGAACATTCTATTAGATCCCTTGACCCCGCCGCACAAGCTTGCACATGCCCGTTATATCATCGAGAAGATGTGGGTGCCTCTTGAGTTTGTGAAGGAAGACCCTCGTTACAAGAACCGCAGAAGCCTTACTCCGACGCGAATTGGCCAAGGTGATGAATCATTGTTGCCAATTGGGATGGAGTCGGAGGTTGACGAAGATCAAGATGCGATTCGTAAGGCTATAGAGCAGGGTGACATGGTGTTGTTGTGGGAAATCCATGACCGCATCCATCAGAAAATCTTCACGTTGCCTGAAGGGGGCAGTGATTTCATTGAAGAGACAGACCATCCGTTCCTGAAGACTGAACCGGTGACACGGCCAGACCCGTTAACGGGTGAGCCACTGTTGCAGTTAAATGAAAACGATGAACCGGTGGTTGAAAAGAGTGGTGGGTACCTGGTCGAGGGCGGTTTTCAGTATGTGCCGATTAAATTTGATCATCATGGGAACTCATTCTACCCCGAACCGCCGTTGGCGTATGTCGATGATCTTCAAAACCTCATTGTAGAGTCTATGTCGCGCCGTAGCGACATTTTGAAACGCTTTTCGCGTGTAGCGGTCATTGAATCGAGTGAGGAAGCTCGGGATCGCAATATCAAAGACCAATTCAAGAGTGCCCAGGATGGCGATTTGATTACCGTGGGCGATAAAGATTCGATTAAAGAGCTGAATTGGGGGTCAATACCGCCTGACCAGCTCAATATTGAGGCAGATGCTCGCGCTTACGAGGAACAGAGTACCCGTGTCTCTGATCTTCAGCAGGGAGGACCGGCTTTAACGGCCACACAGGCGTCTCTGGTTGCTTCCAGTGGCTCAATTAACAGGGAGTGGATGCAATCTAAGATTGCCAATGCTTTTGCCACCATTGTTAGCAATACAATGCGGATTTTTGGTGATCAACGGTACACTCCAGAGCAATTTATTGTGAACATAGCGCGTGATGGGCAGGAGCCGGTCCAAGCTGTATTGGAGAGGTCTGATTTTCTGTTTCGGTTTATTGTTACTGTCCAGGCTGGCTCTATGCAGCCCCTTATAGAGCAGATGGAGCAGGATCGTTACGTGCAATTGTATGACCGATGGTTGAATAATCCTCGTATAGACCAGGCTGAGTTGGATCGGAGTTTAGGAACGGCGTTCCGGCTTCCGGACGTGGACCGATTCTTTGCTGACGCTGTTAAAGCCGAAGCGGAACGCTCCGCTCAGCTTGAGAACGAAGGATTCCTTATTCAGGGCATTGATCCAGGCGCAATTGAGGGCCAAGATCATCAAGTTCACATGGCGATACATGCACAACTTGAAAATGACCCACGATTCCAGCAGTTACCGCCTATGGGAGTGGCTAACGTGCAGGGTGGTCAATCTGTATCACAGCAGTTGGTTATTCAGGCACGGGAGCAACATGCAGCACAACATCAGCAGCTTATGCAGCAGGAAATGCAAGTGGCTGGCCCCGGCGGTCCTCTTGGTGGTGGCGGTGGTGGTGGGCCAACAGAACCCGCGCAGAATTTGATCAGTACAGTGCGTTCTAATGCACAAAATATCAAAAATGCTGTGACCCGTGAAACAGCGTCAGCAACAACTCCGGCAGTAGGTGGATAATGTTGATTTTTCACGATTTTGAGTGTGGGAAGGGCCATTTACAGGAAGATGTGATGTGTGACAATGCACAGCCTATTCCGAAGTGGGTTCGTTGCCCTGAGTGTTCTTGCAGGGCGCATAAGATTGTTCGTTCCATGAATTGGATTCATCCGACGCATAGCGGCATGAAATACGGTGAGTTTGACCCACAATTTGGAACGGTAGTGGAGGATTATGGCCATCGGCGGCGATTGATGCGCCAGATGGGAATGATTGACGCCAATGATTCAGTAAAAGGTGTTCCAGTGGATCAGATTCGCGTTGAGGATACGTTACCGGAATCTGCTTCCAATATGGACGGCGTTATAGTGACTGATGACCTATCAGAGCTTGGGATTGAGGATGAGTCGCAACTCATGCCTGTAGATCCCGATTGAGTGCCAATTAGTTAAAGGAGAGAAAACGTATGGCAGAGGAATCCATTGGCCTAATGGAGGCGAGCGCGGAGGAACCTACAGAATCCACAGGAGGACCGGACTTTGGTACCGACCTGTTGGAGGATGAAGATCAGCCAACCGCGTCCTCTGAGGGTACGGGACCATCCACGCCAAGTAGTGGCAGTACTGCAGCGGGTGACGCTGTAGATCTTACAACCGCAGACCCAGATTCACTGCCGTCGCACTTGAAACCGGCGGCTGAGTATATCAAGCGGTTCCAACAGGATTACACCCGCAAAACGATGGACTTGGCAGATCAGCGCCGAAGTCTTGAGCAAACGCAGGCTGGCATCCAACAGGAACGGCAGCAGTACCTCGATGCGTTGAACCAGACTCCACAAGCCTCACCGGAAGATCCGGTCCAGGCTTTGTATGATGCTCTTCCAGAAGAGGATCGCAGGGGCTTGAGTACGGTAGACCAGTTAGTGGATCACCGTATAAAAGCGGCATTGGGGAATGGCGCACTTGAAGATGTTTCGCAAATACGATCCGAACTGAATGCAATGAAGGAAATGCAAACGTCGGGGCGAGTGCGGGAAATCCAGAGTGAGCTTGCTGAAGCGCGAACGGAGTATGGTGACTTGGTGGATCAGTATTCTGATTTGCTGGTAACGAACTATGGCCAGATTAATCCCAATACCTCTCAGCCGTTTACGGTTACGGAGATCTTGGGACTGTTTTCTGGTCGTACAGCGGACGCAGCGCAATCTGCCCGTGCAGAAGACCAGAAAGCTCGGAGTGCATCCAAACGCAAAACTGCATCACGCGCACAGACTGCTTCTGCTGGAACCAATGGTGATATATCAGATGCTGAAGCGAGTGACTTAATCGCGCAGTTGGACGGGTTTACTACTTAGACATGTAAACTTAAGGAAGCAATAAGTTATGGCCGCAACTAGTACTACTGAGACGTGGGACGCGGCTTGGACCTTAACCATGCGGGCCAAGCGGAAACGCTTGACCGATAACATCTTTGACTCATACCCGACTCTAGCTGCATTTAAGAGTTCAGGGTTGGAAATTGAGTCTGGCGGGAAAGAGTTCCAGGAAGACCTGATGTATGGCAAGAATACGGGTTCCTGGTTCGACGGGTATGATACCCTGCCTACGGATGCCGTAGATGGCATCACGGCGGCGTTCTTTCCGGTAAGGTACATCGCTGTCCCTATCACAATTAGTTTTACCGAAGAACAAGAGAACAAGAAAAGCGACGCAGCCCAACGGCTGCTGGCCGCGAAGACTGAGCAGTCGATGTTGACCGCCCGTGACACTATGAACGCAGCGATTTATTCGGCGCAGTCCGGTAAGTCGATGTTGGGTTTCCAGGACATTATTGCTGACACACCCACCACGGGTACAGTCGGTGGTATCAATCGGGCAACCAACTCATGGTGGCGTAACAAGTCTGATGCGACAAGTACAGACGCTCATGATATTGATAGCGATGGTCTTTCGGCTATTAT